ATTAGAAGTAAGGCCAATTTTATTAAAGACATAGTAAGTTGTATTGGCTGTCATGCCCGTTGGCATGGAAGTAGATGCCGTAAATTGAAGCGCTGCACCTTCTGTAAAGGCAACAGTAAAGGTCACAACCGTTGGGGAAGCACTGGTAAATGCAGCTGTACCGCCAAGACTGTTGAGTAAAACCCCACGGCCATTGACTGTGTAAGATGCTTTCCAGTAATAAAGGCCACCACCACGAGGGCCAAAAAGTAAATCTTGACCGTAATTAATTTGGCTCCACAACTGAAGGCTAGTTACGCCAGTACCCCCATTACCCCATGTTGTACCGGTCTGCCCCCATGTACCCGCGCCCCATCCAGTCAAAGGAACAGCATAAGCAGGGCCAGCGTTAACTTGGTATGCCGCAGAAACAGCCGACCCCCCATAAGGGCCACCGGATAACGCAGTTGGCACAGTAATTGTGTACGAGTTGGAGTTAACAACTGCTATTTGATACTCAGCATTGAACGTACTTGCATACGTGCCAGTAGCACCACTAAAAGTAACAAACGAACCGTTGGTTGCGCCATGACTAGGCGCAGTTACAGTAACCGTGGTCGTGCCGTTGGTTGCAAAAGGATTTGTCCCAAGCGTTGTAGTTACGCGCAACGGCGTAATATCATAGTAAGTTCCACCGTTTTCAATGTAAAACTTAGTATTAGTACCTACACCAACTAAATTCAGAAAGCCAAGTGTGACCCAATTCCAAAGCGAACGACATATACCGTTATATGTATATGCAGAAATACGTTGCCAGCCACCAATGACTTCAGGGTTGCCTTGACGGAATCGGACTTTGTTGCACTCATACCACCCGCCCTCAGTTGTATACCGCGTATTTTCGCGGTTGACCCCGGGTTTAAATAATATTTTTTGTAATGGCATGATTTACCTAGGCGTATGGTCTTGTGCCCATTTTATCAATAATAAGCGCTTGCCGTCTAGGTTTACCTGTAGCTTCGTTGGTTACGCTAATATGCGTCCAGCGGTCAAACTCACGGATGACTTGGTCGAAGGGTATGTCGGATGCAATTATGACTTTAACTACATCATCGGGGGTCATATTAGGCACACGAAAATCACAAGCAGCGCCCACGCGATGCTGAGAACGATCAGAGCTTCCAACCGCGTCGTTAACTTGTTTAGACCTAAAACCTGAGTTAACCATAATTGGCTTGCCGCCAAGAAGTCCTTTAACTTGCTCAAGTAGCTCTGCCACACGTTTAAGATTGTTTTTTTCAAGGTCATTAGGTTCATTTTTAAACTCTCTATGGTCGGTTACGGTTAATTCTTCAAGTGAAAAATGGGGGGTTAGTAATGTATTCATTTTGTTGGACTCGATTGATGGAGCATAGTATCTTTGGCTTGAGAACCAGAAGAACTACCAAAATAGAAAGACAGCACCAGCATCAATGCACCATCTAAAGTACCCAGTACACGGGCAATTAGTTCCCGCATGGTCGGCTCAATCACATGGGTCAAGAGGAAGAACTGCACTGCCGCCCAAGCCAACACAATCATAACGGACAACGCAGGAGGTATAAAGCTACCTGTGGTCATTTGCATCTGACGGGCGCTTGCACGGTCGGCTACTGCCAACTTCTCAAAGTCAAGACCCATCTCCTGCGCTCTGGCTTTCAATGCTAACTCTGCGGTTTGGATTGAGGCTATCTGGTCAGCAGATAACTTACCTGAATTGATGGTATTTTGGACTTCACTAGGGTCAACCCCTATGGCTTTAGAAACGGCTTCAACTGCCATGCCTGCAAGTGGGCCGCCAAGAGCTGTGGCTATCGTAGGTGCTATTGACTTTAACCAATCCATTTATTTCTCCAAATGATACTTAGACTTTTGATACTCGTTGTGGACATAGTACATCAGCCCAACAAACTCAAGCACAAGAATCAAAATTGCAGCGTATATTGTGGCTTGAACTTGGTATTTTTGAATAAGAAGTCTACGTTTGTACGTAGCTTCTGCCACAGCTTTTTTTGCTCACGCTCGACTTTTTCTCGCTCTTTACGCACAATCTCACGCATTTCTGTGAATTTTGACCAAAGACCGGGCATTCCAACCTGATAAATAATCATTTCACGCAATTCAGTTTCCATCTGAGTCATCTGCTCTTGACGAAGAACTCGGTTCATTGCCTCTTCGTTGATGGATATATTTTTGGGTAAAGGAACCTTTTGGGCCTCCTTCTCAGCAACCTTGAACTCCTCGTTGTGCGTGAAGAACTTACCCAAATGCTGACTGATGTCGGTGACTATTCCTGATAGATCTTTACCATCTTGTTTGAACTCGTTGTAGAGTTCTACGCATTCTTTGATTCCTGCGTGTGCCGCCTTACAAGCCGCAAAGATGGTAATTGGATCCATTACTTCTTAAAGCTTTTGAGCGTCTCAGCCAGCCTTGCTCTTTGACCCAGCTTACCGGGTTTTTTTGCAGCGGCGGCTAGCTTCTTTGCAGGAATCGTTTTGCCTTCTTTAACACCCAGTTCTTTACGCAGGGCACCGGGCTTCTTGATTGCTTTTTGAATAAAGTTTGTTGCCATGCTAAAACCTTTGTTCGTTTATTAATGGGTAGCGTGAATATAAATTAAATGCTTCTTGCTGAGAAATGTTTTGTGGCGCAATGTCATCCACGTCATCCCCATCACGAATTGCATGAATACAAGAAAGCAAACTGTGTTCAACCAAATTGGTAAATTCGTGGCAAACGCCTTTTGGTGTAACAATTAGACACGGCGCTGTATGTGTAGCTTCACCATTATCGTGTTTCATTAACACTTTACCAACAGACAACAAAGTAATGTGGTCAAACACATGAGCATGACCTGAAACTTTATCGCCCACTCCGTTTAATGGAATCAGTTTTACAAAAACGTTATCAACGATTTTTACATCGCCCAACATCTCTCTTGGCGCTTTTGTATCAGACACGAGCAACCCCAATTTGATTGGTTCTGCCATTTGGATCAGTAGGCCATGTAATATTAAATGGATCAGATTGCATTGTAATATCTCTTAACGCCTGTCTATATGTCGCCCACGTTGCTTTTTGTTCAGCGGTTAATGGCGAATCAGACATTTGAGTCCAATCTGTTTTAGAAATAGCATCTAACCGTTCTAGCCTAATTTGAAACCATTTTTGTCTTATTGCAGTGTTTAATGCTTCGCCTTCTTTTGGTACAAGAGTTTTAACTTGGTAGACAATACCATCATTGCGAATTTCATAAGTCACTACTTCTGTTTGATTTATATCAAATGGCACACCGACTGTAGTTATTAAACGATACCAATTATCCGCAAGTAAATCTTCTTGAGAATATGTTAGTAAATCTTCTCTGTATGAGGGCTGACCAAAAACATTTGGTGCTGTTTGTTGAATGAATAAACCGTTCATTTTTAAGTCCTATTTAAGATTTTTAACAATTGCTTGATACGAGCCACTACCAGAAAGGCTACTCCAAGAAGAACCACCATCAGCGGAATACTGTTGCATGGTGTAATCATCCTTTCCGTTGTAAAGCATACCTGAACAATAAAAAGTTGATCCAGAGTCATACAAAAGTTGTAAAGCACCGTGGCATTGACCATTTAAAGGATATCCTATAGCCGACCAACCTGTTGGATAGTTTGTGTTATCAGATACAAGCATTTGCGGAGAACTAAGATCAGCTGCGGCAATTTTGTACCAATAGCCGCCCGGGCCTTTTACTGGGACGGATTGATGTATAAATCCAGAATAGTTATCCGATCCTACAGTAGCGTAATAACTAAAGCCCGCATCATATACTTCAGAAATAGTGCTATTATTTGACGCATACAGATATCCCGTTGTAGGGTTTATACACCACCTTTGGTTATTATTACTACTGCCCCATGTAATGGTACTTCCACTAGTTGCTGTAGCGCTTATATAAGGTACAAGCGGGTAATTAAGCATAGGCATATAAAAAACCCCAAATAAAGGCCAAAAAATAATTTGTCCGGGGTAATACCCATCTGAAATATAAAGAGTTGTGTTTCCGTAAGCTGTTGGTGTACTATTGATGGTGGTTATATTCATACCCCAAACATTAGATTTTCCATCATAGTACGTACCGGGTGAACCCATAACATTTGTTACAGGGTCATATGCTACACCACCATTTGGCCCAGCGGCCATTTTTCTTAATTTGGCTGTTTGATAATAACCATTATTATTATAATTGTACCAAGATGCTCCGTTATTTTCGCTTCTTCCTGATTTAACACAAATTACTTTTCCATTTGCAATAACCCCTGCGGCCGCAAGTGGCAATGGGTTCCATGTTAATGGGGCTGCGCTAATATTTGCTGAAGGCGGGAAAAGGTCCGCAATAGTAGTAGCGTAATAAAGATTACCCCCACCATTAACTTGCCCTAAATATTTGTATCCCGCTCCACCACCGCTAGTAAAACCAAATGCTTTAGCAGAAGCCGCACCTCGTGTTATTGCTGTTGGCATTGCTACTCCTTATTTGAATTGAGTTTGTGATGCTAACACTTGATATGTTGCGCTTGCAGTTTTAATTACAGTATAAGTATAAACATCTATACTACTTGCATTTCCCGCAGTTGGTGCACTACCGCCTTGCCATTTTGTATTTACGTTTGCATTTGTACCTTCTATGTAAAGATTAGTAGGGTAATAACTTGCTCCACTAGTTCCTTGAGTAACTAAAAATGCAATTGTAATACTTTGCCCTGTGGATAACATCGTATTTAACGAAGTACCACTTGAGCCTCTAATATCCAAAATCCAAGTCCCACTGGCGTTAGATGTGTAATAAAGAACCGATTGTGAAGTTACATAATAAATAACTGTACCTGTAGCCGCAGTAGCTGAAACAGTTGTAGTTTCTGCCGCATTGGTCAATACTTCAGCCAATACACTGGAAGTGCCTACAAAAGATTGAGTGCCTGTCCATGTGTTATTTGCGGATAAAGAAACTCCTGCTGAAACAGTTGCCCAAGTACCATCGCCACGCCAATAAGTAGAAGATGAAGCGCTTGTTCCGCTGTTTAAATTGGTGACAGGTAAATTACCAGTCACGCCAGAAGATAAAGACACGTTTGTAATGGTGTTGTTACTACCATTGATCGTCTTGTTTGTTAGTGTTTCAGAACCCGCTAATGTAGCTAAAGTACCTGTTGTGGGAAAAGTGACGTTTGTTGTACCAGTCAGTGTTCGTGTGTATGCAAAGTTGCCTGAACCTGTCACCGTCATTGCTACATTATTTGCTACGCCTG